GCTAGAGATGTACTGGCTCTCGCCGAGCATCTCACGCTTAACCGCAGGCGGGATAACGAATACACGGCTGTCGCCGGGAACGTCGTTGTCATCCAGAACCTGAATCGCTGAACGGAATGCCGCGTCGTTGAACGCAACAGCAGTGCCAGCGCCAGCCTGAGTACCAGTAGCGGTAGCTTCGAGCTGAGCGGTGAAGCCAGCAGACTCAGCGATGATAGCAGAGTCAACGTTACGCGCGAGGGCGTAGCCAGCGTCTTCAGTGTAGAAGCGTCGCAGACTGTTCAGAGCCTGTACGTCAGTGATGTCTTCGATCAGACGGCTGTACTCGAAGTGCTGGTCGATGGTAACGATCAGCTCGTCGGTCGTACCGGCGATCAGAGTTACCTGAGTCTCAGCGGCCTTCGCAGAGGCGTCGCCACGATCGGGCTTAGGGATGTGGATAGTGTCGCCCTTCTTGCCTACCATAGACATAGCGCGGACAAGCGGCTTAACTACCAGTGACTTCTCGTAAGAAGCGATGATCTCGTCACTCCAGATCTCTGGAATGAACGTCTGAGCTGTACCGGGGGCAACGCCTGAACCGGTAACGTGATTAGAACCAAGTGCCATGATTGGCCTCCTATTGGATTACTTAACCCGACCTTCCGAGTACGCCTTCATGATCTCAGGCATGAGAGCTTCGTATCTCTTCGGATCGGTATTCATGAGTTCAATAATATCCCTACGGCGGTATACCTTCTTGCTCACTGAGCCTTCAGGGTTACTGCGTGTAGAGCCCGTCGAAGCCTTCTTGACTTCATTCTTCTGGTGTTGCTTCTCGACCTTAGCCGTCTGCTCCACCACACCCTTGCGCTCCTTGTACAGGGTAAGCAGTTCGTTGGCGGCCGCGAAGTCATACTTCTCGTCCGCTTGGCGATACAGCTCACGTCTGATGTCAGAGCCCACAACCCACTCCTTGAATCCCGGATCCTGAAGGACGTCGTTCATGTCGGGGTGAGTAGACTTCAGCTTAGCCAGTGCCTGAGACTTAGCCATCTCTGCGGCGACAGCTTGTGCCTGTTGCAGTGACGGGTGGTTCTCAATGGCCTGTGCTACAGCCTTAGCCGGGTCTGCGAAGAAGTCCACCTCTTCGGCTTCGACTTCAACTTCCGGTGCAGATTGCTTCGAGATACTGTCCTGTACGAAGGTGTCGAAGTGCCGTCGCAACTCGCCAACTTCCTGTGACTGCTGACCCAATCGCTTCTCTAGCTCTTGGTGCATCCTTGCAATATCTGAAGCGGTCTTGCCTCTGTACTTCTCGGGCAGATCGTCCTCTTCCGATTCCGCGGCCTCGGGCTCTGGAGTGGGTTCGGGCGCTTCCTCTGGAGTCTCCTCCGTCGGTAGCTCAGCGAACTCCTCTTCAGTGCTCTCGGCGTTAACGTCATCGTCGATTACGGTTGCCTGCTTCTTGAAGTCTTCAGCATCTACTATGGTAGCCATTATTGATCTCCTTTATCCCAATAGGGAGGAACGTTATATGTAAGGGCGATTCCCGGCTTAGGAGTTGCCGCCCCGCTTAGTCCGGTCCTTAGCCCACTTCATGGCCGCGCCGGGGAAGTCCCCTGACGTGCCTTCAAGTGTGCATCGGACTGGACTGATGATTCGCTCGGAGACTCCACCGCACTCGCCGCACCGGAAAGCGTCGTCGAAGTATCCGAACTCCTCTTGTACGTGGCCGCAGTCGCCACAGCGTACGTCAATGATCTTACGCATCTTGCTGTTGCTCCGCGACCAGACAGGCGTTCTCGTAGCCTGCCAGTTGTCTTAGTGTAAGCAATCGACCCCGCATCTGCCAGAACTCCTCAGTGGTGTTGCAGGCGTCTAGGGTACAGGTATCAATTGCCGCTTGTAATTCTTCTTGGAAGGTGGACCACCCCGGCGTTAGGAACAGCTCTCGGGCGTTCTCGAAGTACTTATCATCCATCCTTCTTCTCTCCCTTCTTAGCTTCTAGGGCTTCGATCCGCTTCTCTAACGCGGCGGCCTTATCCATTAGCTTCTGAAGGTAAGAGGTTGTGCTAGCGACTAGCTCATCGAACTTCTGTGTACTTACTGGTTGCATGGTTATCTCCTTGAAGGCCATGTGATTGAATAGAACGGACGTCCTATACGTATAGTATAACACGTCCGCCCTAGATTGTCAAGCGTTACTTGGTGGACTTAGAGCCCTTACACTTCCACCGCTTACGTGATAGCCGCAGAGGACTGTTAGGATCCTTGGCGGCCTTGCTGTGGCTCTTCATCTGACCAGCAGAGCGGGCGCAGTAGCTGTCACCCTTCTTGGTTCCCGGCTTGACCTTAGCGCCCTTCTGCCCGTAGCTAACCTTCTTGCCACTTGCCGTGCGCTTGACCTTCGCCTTGCCCTTAGCGGGTCCGCTCTTCTTAGTAGGCATTACTTGTACCCACCCTTGCCGCAGTTACACTTGCCGCTCTTACATCCGCAGTTCTTACACATCAGTCTTCTCCTTGCATATCGCCTTGTACACTACAGCACCGGTGATAGGGCGGCCCTTGATGCCGTCAGCCACCTTCGCACACTGCTGTCCGTTAGTATAGGTACGCCCCTCCAGCGCCACGAACTCACCCGTGGAGGTATGCAGGAGGAGCCATAGAGTCCAAGACATCATGCGAGTGAGCGTGGGAACTTCTTGAAGAAGTCCTCGAACAGAGGGTTGAACGCGTCCTTGGTGGCTTGGTCTACGCCTGACGCATTGAAGCGCGTGTAGGCGAGGTTCAGGCTACCGGCTGACAGTGCGTGTGACGTAGGCTCAAGCGCCGTGAACAGGGCATCAGCGTCCGCGATGTTAAGGGCAGACTGTGCCGCCATGAACTGGCCACGGATAACCTGTGAGTACTTCTGCTCCTCTGCGATGAAGCCTACGGTAGGCGTACCGTTGAAGACTTCTGACTGTACAGCGACCTTGGCCTCTTCCGAGTCAAGCTCACACACGATCGCGCCCGTAGGCTCAGCCGCGTCAGACGGGGTCTTAACGAGGATCCAGTCGCCGTTCATGGCTTCGCCACCGAACAGCGCAGGGGAACCAGAGATGGTCCCCGAGGCTACCTGCGTACCGCCACCCAGAGTGGATACGTTACGTACTGAGAAGAATCTGTTGTGACTAGACATTATACACGCTCCACGAAGTTAGCTGTTGTACCGTTGACGAGCGTGCCACTTACGACAGCGTTCTCGCCGGTGATGTTGGGGTAGGTGTCCTCACCCATCGTGACGAAGTCGGTCAGCTTCGTACCCGCGAAGGAGTACAGAGCGAAGTCGTCAGATGCGAAGAACTCAGCCAACTCAGCGTCGGTCAGGCTAGCGCCAGAACATACCATCAGGTTGTCGACGGAAGTGTCCCAGTTCGGGATCACACCGATGCCAGCCGCCGCCGTAGTGTTACCGATGGTCAGGCTGTTAGGTGTGCCAGCGCCGACGCCCTGAGTACCCAGAGTAGCAGTGTGCTTCAGTACGCCGTTCCAGAAGACCTGTACTTGAGTGCCGTTAGCACGCAGTGCGATCTTGTCGCCAGCCGTGACGGTCTGCATATACGCCGCCGTGTTCCAGTTCAGGGCGTTAGCGCCGTTGTTGAACGTGCTGTGCAGGCCGCCGTTGTACAGCGTCCAGTTGTTCACGCCCGACTGTACCATTGACAGCTTGTTAGCGTTACCAACGTAGCCTTCGTCCACGGTGAAGCCCAGCGTCCACTCAGCGCCTGCTGAGAAGTCCAAGCAGTTGCCCGTGCCGGTCAGGTTGATGTAGTCGTTGACGCCGTCCAGAGTCACGTAGTGCGTGTCACCAGCCGCAGGAGCCAGAGCGCCAATGCTTGACAGGCTGAACTGTACGTCAGCGTTGTTCAGCTCGTAGCCAAGATCAGATACTACGAACTCGTAGTGGCCTGCGGAGTAGCCTGTGCTGGTGCTGATGTTAGCGAACAGAACCTCTTCGGTAGAAGCCTGCGGGCCGTTAGAGGAGAAGGTATCCAGAGTACACTCTACGCGGGGCAGAGTCGGGAAGTCGCCTGTGTCTACGCCCCAGTGCAGGAATACCGTCTCACCGATGTAGGGCGTCAGGTCAAGGTCCGACTTGGAGTATACCAAGCGAGACTTATACCAGCCGCCTGCGTCGCCCGTACCCGTGGGCTTGGTGTATACGACGAAGAAGGGAGCGCCTTCAGCGCGTACATCCACGACCGCGTACTGGGACGTGAAGTTAGCCAGCGTCATGGTGACTGCGGGGTTGCTGTTGGCCGCGTAGTACCAGTTGATCTTGTCGGAGATGTCGTTGCTGTTCTTGTAGTACCAGCCCGAAGTCGTCCCTGCGGGGTCAGCCAACGGAGCCGTACCGTCTGCGTATACGGCGGCGTTAGACGCCAGCAGGGTAGTTACGCCACCGTCGAACGATCCGTCGATAAGCTGTTGCAGGACCGTCTGGCTAGCGCCAATGGCTACCCACTCGCCTGCACTCTCGCTGTATGCGTAGAGCTGTTGCTCGACGAGGTCTACTACCAGATCCTTGTCCTTGGGCTCGTCCAGAGCGTTCATCGCTACTGGGCCGTCCACGACAGCGCGTACGCCGCCTACGTCTTGCAATGCGCCGAGCGCCTCACGTACGGAGTCGTTCAGGTATCCGTAGTAACCGCGCTCGTATGTTGATAAGTCGATTGAC